AAGTATTTGATGTAATGTATCTAAAGTTATCTATTTTGATTGCTTTATCACCAGCCGAGAATTTGTTGAAACTTATATTATTATTCGGAAAGTTATTCACAAGTTTACTAACCCACCTAACACCCGTTTGTTTTTCCATTTGATTCCTTCTGTTATTGATTTTTTTTTGAAGGGCTGCTATCTTTTTACTCAACTCTTTTTTTTCCAATATCCTATTTTCGCGTGTACTCATTTAAGATATGTATAGAAAAAAATTATCGTAAATCCTTATCCGCTGTGTAGTACGTCTTCCCCTTAGTGGCGAAACTATGGACCGCTTGTGGAGAGGCTCCCGGGCGATGCCCGTTGAGGTCGCCGCTCATGATAGTACGTTGGAGTTCCATGTTTAGTTAGATTGTTTTGATACGACTTAGGTATTTAAACCTGACACTGAATATAACACAAATGTACTCTCATACCGGGAAGTCATATAAAGAATTCAGATGAACATACGATAAGATGGTAATATTCCCACTCGGAGCTTTACTTAATGGTGAATATTGTTTACCTTGTAATGCTGAAAAGGGTCTAGATTATATATGTCCGCAGTGTAAAGCATCTGTTATCATACGAAAGGGTGATATCAATAAACATCATTTTTCCCATAAACCGAGTGAACGAGATTGTAAATTCTACGACCATCCGGGTGAAAGTGAAATTCATAAAATGGTCAAATACACCATCGCCGATTTATTAAGGAAGAAACAAATCAAGAAGGTTGTGCGGTCATGCCCAAAAGGGTGTACATATGATGAAGAAATTAAGTATGAAGAGGGTGATGAAGTCATTGATGAGTACCCAATAGGAAATAAATATCGGGTTGATATAGCTGTTATAAACAACGGAAAAATCAAGTATATTTTTGAAGTTTATAACACACATAAGACCACACGTGAAACACCGGAGCCGTGGTTCGAAATTGACGCTAAGAAGTTTTTGAAGGATGATAATGTTCATTGTATAAGAAGAGTTATGTGTTCTTCATGTTTAAGACGTATGAATAATATCAATATTCCAGTAAATATATCTGATTTCACAGTTAATCCAGTTCGACTCGTGGAGGTGACAAAAACAATAAAACAGGGATACATTGGTAATTTTGAGTGTATCGGACCTATTAAATCTATAGGAGAAGAGAAAGGTATTTTAATAGTGACACTCAATAAATATAAATATAACAAGGCGTCTAGTGGAATAATAGACATGTTTCTTTCCATGATATTTGAAATATGGAACAGCTTTGATAAATATGATGTAATATTACGACTAGAATCTCGAAATAAATATGAAGATTACGAATATGGAATGGGGTGGTCAAAAACTCAACGGACTATGGAACATAGCGATATACAATGGAATAATAACAATCCCAGAGGTATCATTTCTTCTTTAAAAGATCCACATTTTGCTAGACCAAAGGTATCGCGTAAAACTAGTTCAATAGAAAATTTATTTAAAAGGTCTGTCTGTGAAGTACATGAAATACCTGACGAGGATCCCTATTATGAATAGTCTACCTCAAATCCTTATCCGCCGTGTAGTAGGTCTTCCCCTTAGTGGCGAAACTATGGACCCTAGCATACCCCCACGCTTGTGGAGAGGCTCCCGGACGATGCCCGGTTCTCCACGCAGCGAGTCCCCTGTTGAACACAGTCTTCACAGTCCTCAGAGGAATCTTAGTAGCCTTAGCAATTTCAGGGAGGGATTTAGCTCCCGGATACATCTTCCTAAATTTCTGGGTGTAGGAGGAAGTCTTTGTCTTCTGTCCCTTATCAGTTCGGAACTTGGTGTAGTCCCTCTTGAGCATTTTCTTATAACGTGTCTCAACCCCTGTGAGAGTCTCAAGCCCCCTGAAATATTTGAGGGGTGCGTAGATCTTACCCTCGGATTTACGCAGTTGCCCAACTTTTCGAGTAATTTGAGCATCGCTGAGAGGCATCTTACCTATCCTTTAGATATTTTACAGCCGCAGCGATATTGGAATAGATACATTTTCCGAACCTGACACGACCTGTCCTAGGATTGTAGTACCCCCTGTGTCCATTGAAAATACATTTATGAAGTTCACCCATATAAAAAATACAATATTATAATAATTAGTTGAGATGGGACTTTCGATTATTATGGGGAATATGTTTTCCGGTAAAACTTCCGAACTTATCCGTCGACTTAAGCGTCTCCGAGTTCTAGAAAAGAGAATCTTAGTTGTCAACTCATCCAAAGATACGCGATCCCCTGATGAAGTTCTCAGGACACATGATAATGTCAAGTTTAATTGTTACAAGGTTCACAATCTATATGAACTCCTCGAGAAACCAGATTTTGAATACTCCGAGGTTATCGCTGTCGATGAGGCACAGTTCTACCCAGACTTAAAAAGATTCGTGGAAATGTGCCTGGACATGGGGAAGGATGTCATCGTTGCGGGGCTTGACGGTGATGCGTTTCAGAGGAAATGGGGTGAACTTCTTGAATGTATCCCAATTGCGTCGGAAGTCACAAAGTTATCAGCGCTGTGTAAGTATTGTAGACACGAAACCCCTGGTCCTTTCACAAAGAGGATCGTTAAAAATACAGAACTAGAACTTATCGGTGGGAGTGATATGTACGTCGCGGTGTGCCGAAAACATTTATAAATTGAAGATCTTATCGGATATATTTCGCGCACCTCTCCTGAACCAACCCAATGTAGACACAGAATCGTCTTCGTATAAAGGAATGATCAGAGAAATTCGAACACATCCATCATTCTGCCTGGAAACTGAATGCTTTACTTCACTCCCATTGTACACAACACCTTTCCCCGTGTGACTCTTGTTAACCTTGACTCTTTCGTATCGATCCTTTGTCATGAGGTGAGACGCATTACATTCACTGATATACACGTTGCACACGTACGTCTTTCGTAACCCATTCGTGAAGTTGTTGTCAAAATGCCAGTCTATGTAATGACCTTTCTTATTATACAGTCGCAAAAACCAACAGTACTGCTCCCTTTCACAATTGGCTGGTTTCAATCCATCTGCATCTATTTTTGAAATATACTCCTCTATGATCTTATACACTTGTGGTAACTTTTCTTTCACTGTACTTCTCACAAGTTTATAACCCTCGACCGGACCAGCACTTGTTTTGTTACCATGTTCTTGTATGAGTTTAATGATATCATTCACATATGGATTCAAGTTATTAGAAATTGTAGAACAATCAACATGTTCAAATTTCCCACTCTGAGCTGGCTTAAGATATCCATTCCATAAATTCAATATGAATGGTATCAGGATTATGAACACTATAATTAATATTGTTCTAATCTTCATACAGTATAATTCTATTTTTTTTGATTCTAAAATCTATTGACATCGAGGATGAGAACAACTCTTTTATTGATTCCAGTCTTCACGACTTCATGATATCTTGAGTGATCAAATATGAAATCCTCACCTTCGCGGTGTACATGTGGTCCATTTTCTGTATATAAGGTACAGTCACCGTCACCCATTATCGTTATATGGTATCTCAGTAAGTGATTGGTTTCAGCCCTATGAGGTGGTATAGTCATAGGACCCTCCATGACCGCGAACGCACACGTCCATTTATAAACACGGGGTATCTTGTCAGTTAAACTTTTCAGTAAAGGGAAATCTTCACCCTTGTAATAGTAATAATTTTCATTCCTTTCAAACCATGGATCCAAATCATGATAATAGTGTTTATCGATTTTGTTTGAAATCTCTTCAAATTCTTTTTGTATTTTTTTGAAGTGTGTTTTCACTAACCATAACCCTTTGAAGTTCCAGGTGGAATGGTCTCTCGAATGTAGTAACACATCTATGAATGTGTTTCTTATTCCAATCATCGGGCGTTTCCAGTTACTGAAATATAATTTATCAATTGGTGGTTTCATGTAATCGTATACAACCATCACTACAGGAATAAACAACAGGTTCCACATTATTTTCTCCATACATAATAAATGCCAGGTTATACCCCCCCAACTTCGGGTTATGCTCCCGCCCCCACCGCAGAGACTAAGGATCTCAAGGAACGTTTTTCCATGCCCGCCATCCCCCAACTCACTATCATACAGATGATCCTCGCTGCGGTGATTATCTTTTATGCGTACACCGCGCGGAAGGTTAAGGGGGCTGTCGTTGGAACCCTCGCTCTGACGATCGGTCTCCTCCACATGTACGACCACCTTTACCGTGTCCAGCGTGGTCCCGAGAAGCTCTTCTTACTCCCAGGTGAAGAAAAGAAGGAGGGTTACTGCGCCACCGGTGCCTGTGGAATGTAAAATATATTTATGAATAGTAAGTATGCGCGTCAGGGTTGTTCGTAGCCCGGATCCAAAGAAGAAGTTCATGGCAATACTAGAAAATGGTAAAACTGTTGATTTTGGAGCAAGAGGGTACTCAGACTACACCAAACACAGAACACCATCACGAATGCGGTCGTACGTGCTCAGACACGGTGGTCAGATACCTAAACGAATCATAGCGGAGAGAGATCCCGAGAAGATTCAAAAAATGATGCTACGTGTTGATAGGAGTGACAAGGAAAATTGGAAAATGAGTGGTATCAACGGGGCTGGTTTTTGGTCACGTTGGTATCTCTGGAGTTTTCCCGATGTGAATGATGTTAAATCATTCATGAAGAAACGGTTTGGTTTAGTTCTCGTTTGAGAACTTCAAATTTATTAAAAAAATTAGTCATCGTCTCGAGGCGTTCGTAGAGTTCATTACCCAAATAGTTCTCTACGAATTCTTCTGTGAATTCATTGGTGTTTGCATAATCTTTGATTATTTCGTACGCGTCCCCCATATTAGTCCCATCCCACCCTTCTAAAACTCTCTTTACGTCCTCAAGTTGCATTACTCATTTGAACGCCAATTTTTTAAGCGTTGTTGGGCATCTGCTGACGAGCCTTCTCAATCGCGTTAGTCGCCAACTTGACCGCAAGGTCGCGGAGCTTCTTCGCGCTGTTGTTCAGGTTGTTCGCGGGCTTGTTCGCGTTGTTCGCGGGCTTGTTGGCGTTGTTCGCGGGCTTGTTGGCGTTGTTCGCGGGCTTGTTACCGTTGTTGGCGGGCTTGTTCGCGTTGTTGGCAGGTTTGTTCGCGTTGTTGGCAGGTTTGTTCGCGTTGTTGGCAGGTTTGTTCGCGTTGTTGGCGGGCTTGTTCGCGTTGTTGGCGGGCTTGTTCGCGTTGTTGGCGGGCTTGTTCGCGTTGTTGGCGGGCTTGTTCGCGTTGTTGGCGGACTTGTTGCCGTTGTTCGCGGGCTTGTTCACGTTGTTCGCGGGCTTGTTCACGTTGTTCGCGGGCTTGTTCACGTTGTTCGTGGGCT